TATATATAGCCTTATTTAAAAACTTATATTCATTCCATAACCCAGTGTTAGGTACAATTATTATTGCCGAATCACAATATCAGTCTGTTATGGCTCCTGATAAAGAAATTATATTCATGGGATGTATTGCTAATTTATTAAAACCATTTTAAATGCAACAACAACAACCACAGATGAACTTAGATTTATCTAAAACAACTGCTATTGATACTCCATCAGGAGGTAAAATCTGGCAACAAGGAGTTATTATCCGTAGAGTATCTAAATTTGTAGTAGGAGCGCAGGAAGATGCTATTGTACCGATTCCTGTATTTTTTGATCCTACAACAGGTGAGATTTTAGAAGATACTTTACCTAAAGAATTAAGAGAAGAATACGAATATAGCCCTCCAAAGACGCTATAATGACTATATTTGATTGGCTTAACGAAATTAGTTATAATAAAACTCCCTGGTCTTCATTTACAGAAAAAGACCAAGAATCTTTTAATCGTTATATGATAAATCGTTTTATATCGATGAAAAGTGATTATATTGATATAGTTAATCTAGTTCAAAAGTATCCTTTATCGGATAAGAATTTATACAATTTTTATTGTAAAACAATACCAAAAAAGAAAACATTCTTTAGATATATAAAACCTAAAAAAGACAAAATGAATATTTTATTAGTTTCAATATTAGCTCAAGATTTTAATATTAGTAAACGTGAAATAAAAGATAATCAACACTTACTAGGAAAATCTATATTTAGAAGTGTACTTCAACAAAGAGGTATAGATGAAAAACAAATTAAAAAACTTTTAAAATGAAAATAGAATTATATAAAATGTTAAAAGCAGAAGCTGAATCTGAAAAAGCTAAAGCTATGTTATCACTTGATTTATTAGGTAACCATCCTGCTGGAATTGGAGACCATAGCACAGAAGATTTCTATAAAAATGCTACTGAAGCATTATCTATGTTAGTTGATGCTGATGATAAATTAGAAGCTTTAGATAAGTATTTTAAACCACATAAGAATTTACTTTAATGAGTGATTCAATAGATAAGTATTTCGAAACAACATCTACATCAGATACCAAAACACTTTATCCGGGCGACATTAAAGTTACTGTAGATAAAGCTAAATTAGATTTTGATATAGCCTTTCCTATTATTTCTAAAGAATTTAAGAATATTCAAAAGGAACAGTTAGAATTATTTTCTAAAAAAATGATGGATTATGGTTTAGGCAATATAGCATTAGGTGGTAATCTTGAAACTGATGATGATATAAATTATGCTTTACAAGGTATTCAAATTAGATTAAATGATAAAATTAATCGTTTAAAAAATCTTCTAAAAAACGGTAAAAGTTATGTTGAAGATGAATCAATAGAAGATACTTTTATTGATATAGCTAATTATGGTATTATTGGTCTTCTTTTGAGAAGAAAAAAATGGAAATAAATTACGCTAAAGATAAAGTTGTATCATTCTCACAATATTCTACTTTTAAGTCTTGTCCTCATAAGTGGTACTTACAGTATGTAAAGGGTTATAGAGATGTTAAACCTAATATGCATTTCGTTTTTGGAACAGCTATGCATGAAGCCATACAACATTATTTACAAACCATGTTTGATGAATCAGCTAAAGTTGCTGATGAAATGGATTTAAATAGGTTCTTTAAAAATAAAATGATTGAAGAATATAATAAGTACAAGAAAAAACACGGACATTTTACTACACCAGAAGAATTACAAGAATTTTATTTAGATGGTGAAGCTATTCTAGATTGGTTTAAAAAACATAAGCGAGGTAGAAAAAATTATTTTTCTAAACGTAAACATAAATTAAAAGGAATTGAAGTACCTTTAATTTTACAACCAATTAAGGAACGTCCAAATATTAAATATATGGGTTATGTAGATTTAATTATCTACGATAAACGATCAGAAGAATATACTATATTTGATATAAAAACTTCAACTAAAGGATGGTCAAAATGGCAAAAAGGTGATGAAATTAAATCACAACAACTCTATCTATATAAACAATATTATTCCGAACTATTTAAAGTACCACTAAACAAAATAAATGTAGAATTTTATATTGTAAAACGTAAAGTATTATCGTTTGATGATGAAAATTTAATGTCACCTCATCAAGCATATCGTGTCCAAAATTTTAAACCAACTGATAATAGGCTAAGGTTAAAAAGAGCTAAAGAAGATTTTACGGGGTTTATTCGTGAATGTTATACAGCCGAAGGTAATCCTGTAGATAAAGAATTTAATAAAAATATAGATAAACTTTGTGATTGGTGTGAATTTGGAAAAGATAAAGATTTATGTGGTGCTGCATTAGCACCTGAAGAAAAATTTTTTAGTTTTTAACAGAGAAAGAATATCTATATATTTATATACACAAAATATAGAGTTATGACTAATAAAGATAAGTTACAATTAACAAGTGTAAAAGTACATAGACACTTGTTCGATGAATTTAAAGTAGAATGTGTTCGCACAAAATTCTCATTACAAAAACTTGCAGACCGGGCTCTTTATTTGTATCTTACAGATGAAGAATTTAAGAAACAAGTACACAATCAAACAACATTAAATTTAGACAAATAATAGTTTTATGAAAGAAGGTTATTTACCTAAAGAGGAACGTAAAAAAATAATGTTTCTTTGCGATGATATTCGTATGCATTCTGGAATAGCAACAATGGCCAGAGAAATCGTTTTAGGAACTGCCCATGTATTTAATTGGGTTAATATAGGAGCTGCTGTTAATCATCCTGAAGTAGGAAAAAGAATTGATTTAAGTCAAGACAGTGGTAATAGATTAAACATATCAGATGCTTCGGTATTCTTATATCCCCAAAATGGATATGGAAATCCAGATATTATTAGACAAATAATGAAGGTTGAAAAACCAGATGCCTTATTTTTCTTTACTGATCCACGATATTGGGAATGGTTATTTAAAATGGAGAATGAAATAAGATCTAAAATTCCAATGGTTTATCTTAACATTTGGGATGATTTACCTGCTCCTATGTATAATGAATCTTTTTACGAATCATGTGATACATTATTAGCTATTTCTAAACAAACTGAAAATATTAACAGAATTGTTTTAGGAGAAAAAGGAAAAGATAAAATAATTAAGTATGTACCTCATGGTATTAATGAAAATGTATTTAAACCAATTAATGAAGGAAGTGAACATTGGGATAGTCTTTTAGAAACTAAAAAAAGAATATTTAGTGGGAAAGAATATAACCATATATTCTTCTTTAATTCAAGAAATATTAGACGAAAGTGTATTTCTGATTTATTTGCTGCCTTTAAAGTATTTAAAGACCAACTACCGGAAGACGAAAAAGAAAAAGTAGCCTTACTTTTACATACTCAACCTATAGATGATAATGGTACTGATTTATTTGCTGTTAGAGATATGTTATTAGGTCAAGATCCTAATATATTATTTTCTACAGAAAGAATCTCTCCTGAATCTATGAATTTGTTATATAATATTGCAGATGTTACTGTTTTACCTTCATCTAATGAAGGGTGGGGCTTAGCATTAACTGAATCTATGATGGCAGGAACTATGATTATAGCTAATGTTACAGGTGGAATGCAAGATCAACTGCGTTTTGAAGATGAAAATGGAGATTGGATTAAATTTGATAAAAATTTCCCTTCAAACCATTTTGGAACTTATAAAAAACATGGCAAATGGGCGATACCAGTATTTCCCTCTAATTCATCTCTAGTTGGATCCCCAAAAACTCCTTATATCTTTGATGATAGATTAGATTTTAGAGATTTAGCTAAAGCTTTAGAAAAATCCTATAGGATGACTAAACAAGAAAAAGCCGAAGCTGGTAAAGCGGCTCGTGAATGGGTTGTTTCAGATGAATCCATGATGTCTTCTAGAAAAATGAATGAAAATATTATTGATTCTTTTAATCAAACATTTAATGAATGGAAACCACGAAGAAATTTTGATTTTATAAAGATTAAAGAATTACCTGTTAAACAGTTACAACATAAATTAATATATTAGTTATGAATAAACCTTTTGTAGTAGTTAGTTGTCCTATAGATACCTTTTCTGGATATGGATCTAGATCAAGAGATGTAGTTAGGGCTTTACTTAACTCTAAAAAATATGATATAAAAATTTTATCTCAACGATGGGGTTCTACCCCTTATGGTTTTTTAGATGAAAATGATCCTGAAGATAAAAAATTATTAGATTGTATAATCCCATCCCCATTACAAAGACAACCTGATGTTTGGATTCAGATTACAGTACCTAATGAATTTCAAAAAATAGGAAAATTTAGTATTGGTATTACTGCAGGTATTGAAACTGATATTTGTACACCTCAATTTATAGAAGGGTGTAATAGAATGGATCTTATTTTAGGTTCTTCTAAACATACTATTGATGTATTTAAAAATACAATTTATGATAAAAAGGATAAGGAAGGTAATTCCCAAGGAAGTATAAAAATTGAAACTCCAACTGATATTCTTTTTGAAGGGGTAGATATTACAAAATATTTTCAAATTGAAACTAAAAATTTACCAAAAACTGAATTAGTAGAATCTTTAGATACTATAGATGAACAATTTTGTTTCTTATTTGTAGGTCATTGGCTACAAGGTGCTATAGGAGAAGATAGAAAAAATGTAGGTTTAATGTTAAAAACATTTTTAGAAACATTTAAAAATAAAAAGAAAAAACCGGCATTAGTTATGAAAACTATGAGTGGTGGTGCTTCTATTATGGATAGAGAAGATATTCTTAAAAAAATAGATGCTATTCGAAAGGGAGTAACAGGCTCTTTACCTAACGTTTATTTACTACATGGTGAAGTAGAAGATGAAGATATGAATCATCTTTATAACCATCCTAAAATTAAATCTATGATTAGTTTTACTAAAGGTGAAGGATTTGGCCGTCCCCTTTTAGAATTTACACAAAGCAAAAAACCAGTAATTGCTCCTAATTGGAGTGGTCATGTAGATTTTCTTAATAGCGATTTTGCTAGCTTAATCCCAGGAAATCTTAAACAAATTCATGAATCAGCAGTACAAGAGGGTTTATTAATTAAAGAATCTAAATGGTTTAATATAGATGTAAGTTTTGCATCATTATTAATGAAAGATTATTTTAATAGCTATAAAGGATATCAGGTTAAAGGAAAACGTTTAGGACATTATTGTAAAACAAATTTTTCATTTGAAAAAATGCAAGAAAAGATAGAAGAAATAATGGATAAAAATGCTCCTAAAAAAGTAGAAATTAAATTACCTAATATTAAAAAAATCTCATTACCTAAAAAAAATGACTAAAGATAGTTTAGAAATATGTCCTTTATGTGGAAGCGATGCTTGTTATGTTACTCAATTAAATGCTACAGCTAAAAATTATTTTTGTTTTGGATGTGGGTTTACTACAAATGATTTAATGATTGAAGGTGAATTTGATTTTGGGCAATATGAAGAAACCCTCCCAGAACTTTATAAAGATATTAAACAAACTGATGATTCTAATCGTGTTTGGTATCCTATTACTATTAATATAGAAGATAAAGGTACTGTATTTGCTAAAGGTACAAGTGCAGAAAATTGGCAATGGGCTGGGATTAAAGTAAAAGAAGTTTCTAAGGAAGAACAGGAAAAATTTAAAATTCCGGGTACTGACAAAGTATATAAGTACAAAACTGATATGACTACTTTAAAAGAATTTAGTCAAAAAGATTTTATGGAGGCCTTAGATTATATTAATTTTTTTAGTAGTTAATTATGGGAATAAGTTTCTTAATTACAGCATATAATGAATATGAAGAATTAAATCATTTATTAAGTCAATTACAACAAGTAATTAAAGACACTGATGAGTTAGTTATTCAACTTGATAGTAAAGCAACAATTGAAGTAATTTCTTTGGTAGATGAATTTATTCAAAAAAATAAAGATAATATTTTAATTAAAAAATGTCATTTTTCTTTAGATGGTCATTTTGCTAATTTTAAAAATAATGCTAAATCTTATTGTACTAAAGAATGGGTGTTCCAAATTGATGCAGATGAAACTTTAAGTGAAACCTTTAAAACAGTATTACATCAGGTATTAGAAGCAAATAAAGAAATTGATTTAATTTCTATACCTAGAGTTAATATTGTTAAAGGTTTAGAACAAAATGATATTGTTCAATGGCATTGGCAAGTAAATCAAAATGGTTGGATAAATTGGCCTGATAATCAACATAGAATTTTTAGAAATAAACCCGAAATAAAATGGGTGAATAAAGTTCATGAAAAAATAGTTGGATGGAAAACATATGCTGAACTTCCATCTGAAGATGATTCATACGCATTATATCATATTAAAGATATAGATAGACAAAGGTCTCAAAATGAGTTTTACTCAACGTTATAAATTAAATAAATAAGTTATGAAAAAAGTACTAATTACAGGAGGTGGGGGTATGGTAGGTTCTGCTATGGAATCCCCACTTAAATTAACTCGCGATTACTGCGATTTATTAAATAGAAAACAGACTAATAGATTTTTCTCCGCTGTTAAACCGGAGGGAGTTATACATTGTGCTGGTAAAGTAGGTGGAATAGGGGGTAACTCTAATTTTAAAGGCCAATATTTTTATGAAAATATATTAATTAATACTAATGTAATTGAAGCCGCTAGACAAGCAGGTGTACAAAATTTGGTATCATTTTTATCCACATGTGTATTCCCAGATAAAGTAAAATATCCCCTTACTATAGATCAGGTTCATCAAGGAGATCCACATGATTCAAATTATCCCTATGCCTATGCTAAAAGAATGGCTGACATTCAAATTAGGGCCTATAGGGAACAATATGGTATAAATTATACATCAATTATCCCTTCTAACATTTATGGCCCTAATGATAATTTTTCTTTAGAACATGGTCATGTAATGCCTATGTTAATTCATAAATTGTATTTAGCTAGGAAAAATAAAACCGACTTTGTAGTATGGGGTAGTGGGAAACCATTAAGAGAATTTATATATTCTAAAGATATAGCTAAAATAGCAGAATGGGTTTTATTTAATTATAAAGGTACAGATCCTTTAATTGTCAGTGGAGATGAAGAAATATCAATTAAAGATTTAGTAGGAATTTTAGTGGATAAATTTAAGTTCAAAGGTAAAGTTAAATTTGATAAAACAAAACCTGATGGACAATTAAGAAAACCATCAGACAATTCTGCAATAAAAAAATTAATGCCGGATTTTAAATATACTCCATTTGAACAAGGTATTGAAGAAACAGTTAGT